TGAACAGCATTGTCATAGGTAACTGTCAATTTGATTTTTACTGGGTCATTGGTTTTGTATGCCAATGTACCGTATTCAATCTTCTGAACATAGCAACCATAAACTTCCCATGTTTCTAAAACTGTAGGAGTGCTTGTGCCGTTACCACCGTCTAACATTTCAATGCGTAATGTGAACTTGTAGTCACCTGCTGATGCCGCTGAACTTTGTTCAAAGTAGTCAAACTGTCTTTGCATTTGTTCGCCACATAACTTACTAACTTGACCAGTTACATCATCACGCATGGTAATTGCAATGGTTCCCCATTTTACCTTGCCAGCAAAGTGAATTTTGCTGTTGTAGATGTCAATAACTTGATCTTCGTGTTCAACTGTGGGACGAGCCGCATCTTCAATTTGCTTGGTCATCTCAGTAGTGGATCCGCTAACGCCAAAGTTTTCAAAGTTAACTCTAAAACGATAACTTAATTTTGGCATCAACATACCTTGTGAGCCTGCGCTCTGATCTGATGCTAATGGTACTGTAAAATTTGATAGTGCCGCGATTGCCATTTATGTTCTCCTAATTATTAACCTAACGCCTTAACGCCGCCAGTGTTTTCCAAACGCAATGGAATGTAAATAAATTCAACTGCCTTAACTGGTTCAATCGCGATATCAACGTGTAGTTCGTTAGCATCGATTCTTGATGGTGTGTTGTTGCTGGTGTCACATACCACAATGTAGTCATACAAAGCACGTTGCCCTGTCAACTCAAGTAGCATGGATTCGATTTGATTCTTGATTTCATTACGTGTTTGTGTATCGTTTGGTTCAAACACATATGGTTTTGCTATTTGATTCAATTGGTAACGCAAGTAAATTACTAAACGTGCCACGTTGATACGATCCAAACTGCTGGCAATCAACTGACGTGTTTTCTGTCCGTAAGCCACTAAACCTGTTCCTGCAATAAACGTGATTGGATTCACGTGTACACCTGCTAGGGTATCACGTTGTCCAGTGTTCAATGCCACTGTGTTAAACTCGCCAGTGATAGGATCAACATATCCAACTGAGCTGGCATTTGTAACACCACCACGACGTACACCAGCTGGTGCAAACCATGGATAAGAAACGTTGTCGCTTAGAGCAATTGTACGCAACATGATGTGACTTGGAGGAACAACAATGTTGTTGCCAGTCAAATCAGTAGTGAATCCCCATGGATAATAAACTGCCGCGTAAGCGTTGGTAGCAATTAAACCTGCTTCGCCATCCACTGCCGCACCGTCAACGTTTTGTCCCCAGTTGCTCAATGAAGTAGCATCTGGTGTTAAACGTGCTGGAGTGTCTGCAACAATAAATGCTGTTTCACCACGGCTTGTGTTCAAGTCAATCAATGTGCTTAGTGTTTCTAAATAACCTGGGCAAGCTAACAGGTTAAACTGTCTGCTGTCCTCGTCACGTATTTGTTGATTGCTGTTGATCAATTCATTCAATGCGTTCAATACCACTGAACGTTGTGATTTACGTCCAAATGTTCCTGAACCATTTAGTTGGTTAGGAGCTTGGCTTACCCAACGATGTGGATAGTAATAAGTCATTGCATCACCAGCACCAGCACCAAAACGTGTGTTGCGTTCAGTAACATCAATATAATCTTTTACAAATTTTACCACATTGTTACCTGAACGACGCAAGTTCCATAGCAATATTCCTTTTGGATACAATGCTGGATCTGGTGAGTCTGTATCAACAAAGTTGCTTGATAGTAGTGTGCTGATACTGGATGGAGTTCCTGTGCCGCGTGTGGTAACATCACCGCCCACTGACGTCCAACGTGCATCAGCAAACACAACACCATTCTCTGTGGTCTGATCTGCGTTGTCAACTAACACCCATTTTTTGGTCAAAAAGTTGAATTTGTAAATGTATGGATAATCGTCAAAGTCAGTAGTGCTGACCCAAATATCACCGTGTGCAAGGGCTGTGCCATCGCTTTGTGTAGTTGGAGCAGTGGCTGAAACTGTTGGTCCTGCTGGATCTGTACGATCTGCACCGTAACCAACACCGCCTGAACTTTGATTGTAGTTCAAGTAGCCAACAAACTTGGTACCATCGTGAATCATAAGGTCAACTTCGTCAATCACGCTGTTGTACCATAATGTTCCATCATCTGGAATAGTTGTTGGAGCAGTGGCTGATGCTGGAGCAAATGCACTGGTGCCAGTCATTGAACGCCATAGGGTTGCCAAGTATGTGCCGCTGGCTGTTGGTTGGTCGTTGTACCAGTTTGCTGTTGTGCCCACTGTGAATAAACCAGCAAGTGGAGTGTTTCCACCGTCTACAAAGTGAATGTCACCACCAGCAGTGTGTGTGATAGTAACACTGTTGTCGCTGTTTAACACCACTGCCACATTTACATCACCGTTGGTTGCTGCCAATACTGCCGCAATAAACGTCTGTGCTCTTGCTGTGGCTGTGCCACTAGTCAATGTGTAAGTTACCACTGATGCTGTGGCCAATGTGCCTGATCCTGGCAAACTTTGTCGTAAACTAAATCCGTATGAGTTGTTTACTGGAACTGTTGCTGTGAATGCACTTGTTCTAACACTTGTTGGTCCACCGCCTGCATAACCATATATCTTAAAGTTGGCAAGCGGTGTTGCGCCTTCGTCATCGTTGTATTTTACATACGTTGTGTTGGCCGCTAATCTTAATCCGCCTGTTGAGTCCAGAGCAGCCAATGCTGAAGCATTGTTGGCAAATAAACGTACAGGTTGTTCAATCCATGAATCCGTTGCTGAACTGTATTTCTTAATAATCCAGTCTGCACCTTGATTCACGCTGGTTGTTTTGACCCAGATAGAACCTGTTGGAGCACCGTTGGCTGTGCCTGCATTTTCTGTTGCTTTGTATGTTGGAACACTGGTGTGAGCACTGATTTGTAACTTTGGTGCTTGATATGTTGTGTTACTTAGACCAACCAATGCTGGAACTGTTCCTGAAAGCACAACGTTGACACCAGTTGAATAAATTTGCAAGTAACCATTTAGCTCAGATGCTGTTACACCAGCAATGCCCGCATCAATAATTGCAGTTGCAAGGTTAGCATAGTTAGTTCCACTGATAGTTGTTCCGTTAATTACCAAGGTGTCGCCGCCAGTAGTGATTGTGCCGTTCACTGTGCCAGCTGTTGGAGCATCATCAATGGTAAAGGCAGTGCCTGTGATTGATATTGGAGATGCCGCTGTGCCAGCTGTTTGTGATGTGCTGACAACAAAACTTGTGCCAGTTAACGAAGCACTGGCCGCTGTTTGACTGTTGTTAACTACCCAGCTTGAACCTGAGCCTGACACAATGTAAGTGCCTGCAGAAACTGTGCCACCTGTTACGGTCATACCAATGGCAATTGTGCCAGTTGGTGCTGATGTTGTCAATGCTGTTCCAGTAATACTACCTGTGAATGTTGCAGTGTTTTGAGTGGTAATGTATGTGAAAGCAGTGATAGTGCCGCCGCTCAATACCAATCCAACACTTGGAGTTCCTGTCAATGCTGTTAGCACTGTGCCAGTTCCGCCGCTGGTTCCGTTGCTGATAAATCCAGTAAATGCCTGATTAACCACAGCAGTGATGCGTGTGTTTGCTAGAATGTTTGAACCTGAAATAACCTGACCCACTGCAACTGGCGAGCCTGTTACTGCACTGATAACTGACAATCTAGTTGAGCTTTGTGGAATAAAACCAGTAAAGCTGGTGCCAGTTGCTGCCAGTGTTGGGCTCAATACTGTGCCTGCCGCTGTGGGCCAGCTGGCTGTCCATGCTG